CGCTCAGACATTCGTAGAATAAAGTGCGACTTCAAGCAGTAATGCTTGTCGAATAACTCCTTTAAAACTGGAAACTCCTTGGAAATGGACAACCAAGGACAATCAGTTACCAAGCATCGAAAGATGAAGGTTCAACGACTATTCCGAAAGGAAGTACACTCAAGCGAGTGGAAATGGGGAGCATCCCAAGTGGATGGTGATATAGTCTGACCTATGCGTATACATAAAGGCATAGCAGTCCCACTGAGGACGGCATCGGCGTAGCGAACCGATGTGAACACAAATGGCCTGGAGTCCAGTCTGTAGAATCCATGCAGTTTACTTGCAACTTCACACTTGCGGCTTACACTTCTCTGAAGACCAATGCTCTGACTGACGGCTACTTCGAACTTGATTTCGCATCTGCCGGAGCAAAGGCAACTTGGGAAGGTCAGTATGACGTATATGTATCTGAGGGGGAGGTTAACGGCCTCATTGAGATGGTGCTTGTTTGCTATCCTTCTACCGAAGTTACGATTGCTTCGCTTACCACAACCTGATAAGCATTATCAATAGTCAAAATTGGAGGGTGACTATGTACATTTTTAGAATCCACGGCAAAGAGTACAAAGTACGTTTCACATATCGTACAGTTTGTGAGGGTGACATACTCGACAAAATCTCCGATGCAACAGACTTTGAAGGCCTTGGTATCAGAGGCATGATCGAGAGAATTTCCAAGGCTACCGCAGAACTTCTACTTGTCGGTTTGCAGAAATACCACTCCAAAGAGTTTGGTTATAGCACCGATGAGGAAAAGGCACAGCGCATCGAGGAAATGCTTGATTTGTTCGATGATTATGAGGACGAGTCCACCGATGAACATGAGCAATCGGCGGCTACACTCTTTAGTGATCTTCAAGGGGAGTTGCAGAAGAACGGTTTTTTATCAGCGATGATGACCGCCGTAGAAGAAACATCGAAAGCGACTCAGACAGCGGAGAATACGAAAGCGGAGATGGAGAACGAGGCGGCGAGAGTAGTCGCAATGAACCCTATCGAGAGCGAGTCCTAAACGAAACGCTTCCATACTTCTTGATGTTGGGAGTGTTGGAAGAAAAGTTTTGGGATTCAACTCCAAAAGAACTAGAGCCATATCGCAAAATGGACGAGATGAGGCAAGAACGTCTTGACTCAAATATGTGGCTGATGGGTTTATACGTCACTAACGCAGTAAGCGTGGCAGTAAGCAATGCGCTCAACGGCAAAAAATCAAAAGCGAAGTATTTGAAAGAGCCAATTTTGCAGACAGAAAAGCGTCAGCAAGAAAGCACTCCCGAAGATGACTTCAATAAGTTTTGCGCGTGGACGGTTGTTTACAACGAGAATTTTAAATCTAAGAACAGGCAGAGTTGATTATTGGCTTTGCCTGTTTTTTTGTTGAGGTATAAACGCTATGGCACAAAAAGTAGACGAATTACAACTGCAAATAAATTCTGATGCCAGTTCTGCTATTGAAAGTCTTGAGAACTTAGCTAGGAAGTTGGAAAGTGCATCTGATAGTGCCAAGAGTTTTGTCAACTCAGCTAACAGCCTTAAAGCACTTGCCAATGGGCTGAATAAAATTGCAGGAGTAAATTTTAGCAGCGCAATCAGCGGATTAACTAGATTATCCAAGATTGACCTGAGTAATCTCAAAGACAAAAAGGTTGACATCACCTTATCTGTATCGGGTGCTGACCAAGCCGAGAGGCTGAAATATGCCACACAGGATGCAGAAAAGAATGTCTTAAAGAGCGCAAGCAGAATTTCTAAAGCCTTTGGACAGAAATACAACGTTGACAGTGAAGGTATTGCTGAGATGACCGTTCAGGTCAAGGAACTTATCAGCGCACTGGCAAATGAGAACGGTGGCGCTGCCAACGAAGCCATAGGCAATATTTTTAACATTATTACCGAGAGAGGCCGGATGAGCCTTGCAGAGTTGCAAGGCGTAAAGAACGCATACCTCAAAGAGTATAACGAACTCAAAAAGATTGTGGTGGGTACAAGCAACTTGTCTGCCACAGAGATAGAATCTCTTTTCGGTCAAGGTTTTGGTGCAAACCTTAAAAAAGGAGCAGAAAGTTCCGATAAAAATTGGGCTGAGATTGTAGATGAACATAAGGATGTATTTGAAAACCTTGGTGCATCTGCCGCTTCGGTTGGCGATCAGGTTAAAGCTCTTGCAGATAGACTCCAAGAACTCAGAACTGCACTTGAACCGCAAAGAATAACGGATGACAACATCCTTGATGGAATTGGCTTTGATGTCAACAGTTTGATGGAGAGCATTGATTCCACTTTGCAAGAAAACATCGGCAAAAACATGAGAGAGTCTGCTGGCAAGATTCCGCTTGACTTGGACATTGACCAAAAGCGGTTTGAAGAGCAGATTCAGAGAGCAATTAATCATGCTACCGATAACAAAACATATACCGCGAAGCCTATACAGATAAAGATTGATGAGCAAGGGCTGAGACAGAATGTAGAACACGCATTTAGCCTTATAGACATTACAAAACTCCCTGAATACGCAAACAACTTTGAGAGAATGTCACAGGCTATATCTCAAATGAATCAGTCTAGTGCCAATAGCGGCAACATCAACTCTTTTGTTAATGCGCTTCGCAGACTTGTTTCCACCGACATTACAAAGTTTGATCCGGCGGCGTTTGAAAAGATTGTTGCATTAACCAAAGACCTTGCATCTTTTGGCGGAGTTGACAAGACACTTAACAGATTCATTTCTTCGCTTGCTAGACTTGCTAATGCCGGAGATAACGCACGTAAGACTGCTTATGGTCTTGATGCTCTCATTCCTAGACTTAGGAGTGCGGTTAAGTCGTTTATTGACATTGGTTCAATCGACTCTTCAATCAGTCAGTTTGTTACATCGCTTGCCAAACTTGCTACCGCCGGAAGTAAGGTAAAAGATACTGCCACTAATCTTGATGATCTAACCAAGGCGGTTCTCAGATTTTTGAGAGCTATGCGCAATGCTCCGCAGATTAGCGATAACCTTGCAATGACAATACAAGGACTTGGCAATCTTGCGGTGGCTGGACAAAAAACTGCCAAAGCACTTGAGGATGTTAGCAATAGCGGTAACAGCGGCAGTAACAATATTCTTAGTGGAGCGTTTGGAAATGCGGCTAAATCTGCCACGAGTAGTCTGAAAGGTATTCTCGATATATCTCTTAGGCTTGGTGGACAAGGTGCTTCCGCTCTTGGCAAATTCATGCAGAGGATTGGACTTCTTCCAGGCGCGGCGAACGGCATTGACAGAACCGCACTTAGTTTTGGCAATCTTCTGAGGGCGATACTTCCGTTCTACGGAATCAGAGGAATATTCGATTGGGGTAAAGAGGCCGTAACAGTCGGTTCCTCACTTGTTGAAATTGAAAACGTCATTGATACTGCGTTCGGTAGCTTAAAGAAAGGCTATCAGGATATTTCGGGCTATGTTTACGATTGGGCTAAAGGAACCATTGATGGTTTTGGCGTATCGGAACTTGCCGCGAAACAGTATGCCGGACGTTTAATGTCCATGTTTAACTCTAGCGGCTTTGACATCACCGAAGGAATGAGAGATAGTGCCGCCAAGATGTCTACCGACCTGATTGAAAGGGCTGGTGATATTGCATCCTTCTATGACATGAGCGTTGATGATGCTATGACCAAGATTCAAGCCGGACTCGCCGGAATGAACAGGCCGTTACGAAGCATCGGCATTAACATGAGCGTGGCAAACTTACAGGCTTTCGCACTTAGTAAGGGAATCAACACGGCTTGGAAGGAAATGGATCAAGCTACTCAGATGGCGTTGAGGTATGAATACATCCTTAACGCTTCTCAGTATGCTATGGGAGATTTTGCACGCACATCGCAAACTTACGCAAACCAGATTAGGCTCCTTCAATTAAACTTCCAGTCTCTATCTGCGACTATCGGACAGGGCTTGATTTCTGCTATTGCTCCGGCAATTAGTTGGCTCAATGCTCTTATCCGTAGGCTCATTACTGCTGCAAACGTATTCAGACAGTTTATGTTTTCGCTGTTTGGAAAAGCCATTGGCGCTTCTAAAGGTGTTGCTAATGAAATGGCTGGTTATCTTGATGACTCTGCTGACGCAATTGGTGACTTGGGAAGTGGTGCTGGCGGTGCGTCTGACGGTCTTGGAAGTGCCGGAAAAGCCGCAAAAGAATTAAAGAAACAACTCACAGTATTACCGTTTGATGAACTCAATCAGCTTGCCAAAGATACTGATTCTGCCGGAAGTGGTGGTTCAGGTGGCGGTGGTGGCGGCGGTGGCGCTGGTGGTGTTGGTGGACTTGCCGACCTTGGACTTGAAGACTTGTCTGCGTTCGACATTGATAGTTCTCCTACAATACAGGCTATAAACCGTTGGGCGGCACGTATTCGCGAGGCGTTTCAGAAACATCAGTGGAAGAACCTTGGTCGCATTGTAGCCGAGGGTATTAATGCCGGTTTCCAGTACATCTACGATGCGCTTGATTGGAACAAGATTAAGCCGAAGGTTGTAGATGGATTTATCGTTCCGTTTCAAGAGGCGTTTAACTCATTCATGCTATGGGTAGACTGGCCTCTTATCGGACGCACTTTTGGCAGAGGGCTTAATGATGTTACATACATTCTCAGGGCGTGGATAACAGGCTTCAATTGGAGAGAGTATGGTGGCTACTTTGCCGAGGGCATGAACGGCTTTTTGGACGAATGGGATGCCGAGGAATTTGGCAGACTCATTGCCGACAAGTTCAAGATGGCTTGGGATATATTCGGCGGTTGGGTAGGCAAGTTCGACTTCAAAGAATTTGGTGGAAAACTCAAAGAATTAATCAAGGGCGGTATCGATGAACTCGATCCTTGGCAGATGGGTAAAGACTTCGCCGGATTCTTCAATGGACTTGCTGATGTCATTATCGGATTCTTAGAAGACGGAAGTGTAAAGAGTGATGTTGCTCATGCTTTCTCGCAGTTTGTAAATGGTTTCATCGAGGATTTGGATGAGGATGATATTGCCTACGCTATGTCTCTTCTGAAAGATACCATTGTTGGTGGAATCGGACAGGCTCTTAGCGAGATTGATACAAGCGAACTTGGTGGCAAACTTGCTGATATTCTTGCAGAACTCCCTTGGGGTACTATTGGAATCGCTATAGGACTCAAAGCCGGAGCGTCACTCGCAGCCGGAATCTTCGGAACTGCATTCAAGCTCAAGGCGGCATCTATTCTTACTGGAATGTCTCTTGGCGGTGGTGGTGCTACTGCCGGAGCGGCTGGTGCTAGTGGTGCTAGTGGTGCTGCGTCTGCTCTTGGTGGAACGGTTGCCGGACTTACGGTTTCTCAGCTCGCTATCATCGGCGGTATATCCGTTGGTGGTATTGCACTGGGATTATGGCTCAAGAAAAAAGCTGATGAATCGGGTCTTACTAAGGCTTTCCAATTCCATACGGAAGAGAATAAGAAAAAGCAGTCTCAGGAAGTTTCTGAGGGTGCAATGAAGAATCAGCAGATACTTAGTGGTCAAGGCAGAAACGCCGCTGGCACTTACACAAGTATTCAGACAGTAACGTTGAAAGGTAAGACTGACCCTTCGTTTACATCTACACTTGCTGATAAAGCACAGTTGTTCAAAGACCCTACCGCCTTAAAGACTATGGATGGTAGGGAAACATCTGCTTTCATTACGGCAAGGTCGAATTTCCACGGCATTGTTAGCAATACTCAGACTAAGACTGTAAACGGCTTTAGAACTGCTGAGTTTAACAATACTAGGTCACTGTTCCACGGAATCGTGAGTAACACACAGACCAAGACGGTTGATGGTAGTCGGACATCTGCATTTAACACGGCTAGGTCTTACTTCCACGACATCGTTAGTGGTTGGGCTACTAAATCTGTTGATGGCTATAGAAGTGGTGATTTCAATACTGCGTGGGATAGATATACCGATTTGAAAGACAAGTGGGTAACTGCTCACCTTGATATTGAGACAAATGCCACTCAGGTCGTTGCCGGAATTGCGAATGGTGCTGGCGGTGTCACAAGAAAAGTGCTTGCTGATATTTGGACTGAGTACAACGCAAAGGGCGGCCTGTTCACAAGCCCGATGGGATTCCAAGTCTTCGGTGAAGCCGGAGCAGAAGCTGCCATTCCTCTTGAAAGGAAGTCCACCATGAAGAGAATCGCAAGTGCGATTGTCGATTCGGGTGGTATGGCTACTGGCAGTAGTTCTGAACTTGCAGATGAGATTGCACTTAGGATTGCTCCGATAGTTATGAGCGCCGTAACTGGTCAGAATGAGCGTCCGATAAATGTCAACGCTACACTTTACACAGAAAATAATGAGGTACTTGCTAGAGCGGTCAATCAGGGTAATCGTAGCCTCGATAAGAGATACAATCCTGTTGCTCAGTTTAGTTACTAAAACCAATGGGGAGATGGATGTCACAGTCTGTCTCCCTTTTACATATATGAGGTAATGAGATGGCAGATGTACTAATCAGAGTTGACGGTGTGGATATGCCGAATCCGTCTAAGTTAAATTGGAGTCTGCAAGACGTATCAATCGGAGAATCGGGCAGAGATGATACTGGCTACATGTACAAAGGCCGTATCACTCAGAAGAGGAAACTGGAACTTGAATGGAGTGCGGTAAGCCCTGATAAAGCAAGCACGATTCTGACTGCTTTTAATCCCGAATATATTGACGTTAGGTACTTTGATGCCAAAGACAATGCTTGGCAGATTCGCAATTTCTATGTCGGAGATAGGTCTGCTCCTGTGAAGATATGGACGGTCAAGAATAAGATTTACGAGACGCTGAAATTTGACATCATCGAGAGGTAAATACCAATGATTAGTTGTTCTGAGGCTTATAAAGCCAAAATCAATAACGGTGATGTGCCTCTGATGAGGATGCAACTCATATCTGCCAATGGACGGACGATATGGCTTGAGGATGGACAGTTTTGGGGAAATAGCATTTCGTTTAGTCATGCCACCTCTCAAGATGGTGCTTTTACGGTCGGCTCTGCAATCATTGGGTGCTTCAATTTTGGTTTGACGAACTTCGACAGAAGCCTAGATAACATCGACTTTGAAGGTGCTATTGTCATTCCGTTTCTGTACTTTGATATAGATGGCACGAACGAATATTTGCCGAAAGGCATCTACTATGTCACGAGCCATACAACTAGCGGAAACATCGTCAAGTGTCAGGCTATGGATGGTCTTAAACTGCTTGACCAATCTAGGACTAGTATCACTTATCCGACTACCGTACAAGCCCTTGTAGTGGCTATATGCACGGCTAACGGCATCACCTTGGATACAACTACCATACCCAATGGAAACTTCGTTCTAAACGCTCCTACAGACTCTTCGGGCGAACCAATGAATCTTACTGACAGGCAGATGCTATCTTATGCTTGTGAGTGCATTGGATGCTACGCAAGGATGAACGAGTTAGGGCATCTCATCATTGGATGGTATGACTTTGAGAACGCAGTAAATCTTGCTACAACATTTGATGGTAAGAGCCTGTGGACAGAGCCAATCATAGTCACTGGACTCCGAATCGGACTTGGCAAAGGGAGCGGTGCGCTATTGGCTATGAGCGTTGATGCTAACGGCAATGTCGTTTATATGCGCTCGTCTAATGTCTCGGACACTTTTGCGATTAATTCAAATGGCGAGTTGATTGCTACTGCTCCTAGTGGAGTGACATACCGAATTGTCAACGAGGAACTGATAAGAGTCGGTGAGGAAATTCCAGCACCTAGTGAGGACGATAACAGTAACATCGACATCCTTTATGGCACTGATGACAGGGTTATCAAGATTAGTAATAACCCTTATATCACTCAGAGCAATGTCGTTAATGTATGCGAGATTATATCGAACAAGATTTTTGCTACGCCTTTCCGTCCAGGTTCTCTCCCGATCCTTTCAAATCCTTGTCTGCAAGCCGGAGATGTGCTTAGAGTCACTGACAGATATGCTAATTTCACCTATCTGTTTCCTGTTACTTCTACGACATACACCAAGCAGTTGACTCAGACTGCGGTATGCGCTTTTGAGAACAAGGAAGACAATGACCTTAGACCTAGCAGAAGCTACAACATGAATGTTTCGGTTGAAAACGCTATCCGACAGGCACAACAGGCAGATGCTATCGCTAGAGCCGCACAGGAGATGGCAGAGACAAGTGGCTATCAGCCTTACATTGTCAGTAGCAAGGGTACGGCATTTACTTATGATACAACTGCTGACCTTACCGCCATTATCTATGACAAGGAAATGAATGAGGTAGACCCTGATGGTACAGAGTTTATCTATCGTTGGTGGATTTCCAAGGATGGCACGACAAGCAAGTATCTCGATGGTGGCAAGCAGATTACAATTCCAGTCAGCGATGCGCTCTGCGACTATGCGGCTGGCATTTACTTTGAGACTAAGGACATTGAGGAAGGTATCAATCCATTCCTTTTGAGCAACAGAAACAGTCTTGTGTTGACTACGAGAAGCGGAGTGCCGTTATCGGTTAGAGCGGCAGAGGTGTACGGATGATTAGTCAACCTTTAACGATTATACGAACAAGTAAATTGGGCAAGCCATACGTGCAGAACACAGACCCATCGAGCAATAACAATCTTGCGGTCAACGATATATGGCTCAATCCTAGCGATGGGACTCTCAAGACTTGGAACGGAACTGAGTGGGAAGAGATGCAGTTTGGCGAGTCGGCTCTGATGGACGATTGCATCAGCAACAGAGTTATTGCCAACGACATTTCTGCAAGCAAAGTTACAACAGGCATCCTACGGTCACAGGACGGTGGCATCTATATAGACTTGGTAACTGGTGAAGCCATCCTGAACAAACTGACTATGGGCGGTGAGATTGAAGGTAACATCATCGCTATGTCATCTAACGGACTTACGAGAGTAAGGCTCAGAGGTAAAGAGGGCGAGAGAGATGTAACCGCCGGAATCATCTTTGAGCAGAGAGAATCCACCGAAGTTGACGATTGGGAAAATGCCGGACAGATTTACTTCGGGTACAATAATCGCCACACTTATTCGTCTCTCCAAAGTTACTCGATTGGTGTCTACAATCCAAACAAGCCTACGATGGGCTATTACCAAGGCGTTGACGATGGCTTCTTGTGGAGAGCAATTTCTGCTGACTATCTCAGTGGAGCGATGCTGACATATCATGGAGTACGTCTTGTCAAGCGCAATGGTATGGAAGATACATTTGCTGATGTGCCACAAGTGATGAACGCTATTGGAAACTGCATGAGCGGAACTTCCGTAGAGGTTGATGGAATCGTTACTTGTACATACGAAATGAATGAGGTCATGAGACTTGACTTCAACATCAAAGTTACTACCGCCGGAACAGGCTCAAGTGATTATGGTATTTCTCCTACACTTCTGAGGACACTCAATGCTGACATCCCTGTTATCACTCCGATTGATGGTGGCTCTCTGCAAGTGTTTTCGTCTAGCGGAGCGTTGGTTACGAACAGTGTTGGTGCTTCGATGGTTGCGACTAACGGTCTTTGGACTCCAAGCAGACTTGTTTCAGGTGTTGAAACTGTTTTTGGCGAGAGTACGATGAATAGTGGAATCACGCTCATTGGAACTTGTTATGGCATTTACACTTTCGAGGACGAGTGATATGACGATTACATTAAACGATAGGACATTTAACGTTTTGCCTGATTCTGTTTACTATGATTTCTCTATTTCTGCGACAACGCTTGAAGAGGCTTGCGAGATTGTTCGCTTATTCGATAACGCTACTGGATACACGTTCAACATTACTGCTTATGGCAACATGGTAGTAGTTAAGCGGACTATCGTTATTAGCGATGGAGCAATCACGGTAAGGATAAAGCTGAGAGAAAAGACTGGCGAGGAACTTGCCAAAGAGGAACTTGAAGCACTGAGACAGGCAATGATTGACTTGGCTGGCACTACGAACAAAACGACTACTGCCAAGATCAATAAGATTTTAAGCACATAAGGGGGTAATTGATATGCCTACATCACCGACATATTTACCAGTTTATACCCTTCCCGAAAATATCAATCCTACCACTGACGATAGCATTGTCTTGCAAGCGAGTGGGTCAACAGGAGACGTTGGACTACTGCCGATTAGCAGTTTTATCGAACATTTTGCTGACGAACTGATTGACTCAACTACCATTACCGCATTTACGAATGACGGTTGGGTAACGCCGATATAAGGGGGGTAAGACATGAATATTTTATCTAGTATGCTGAATTACCTTCTGACAAAGGCACAGTCGGCGGCGAATACGATTGGCACTGGAACTATTGCAACTACCGCAAACACTCTTATCGGAGCGGTCAACGAACTCAATGCCAAGAGACATAACGACACGGCAGCTGGCTATACATCTGAATCCAAAGCACTCGCTACGAGTTATGGAATCGTGCCTATGGGCGGTGATTATATCTTAGGCTCATCGTTCCAAGCCGTCAGTGACGGCGGTTATCGTGCGCTGAGAAGCGGAACACTTCTTGTGTCTGCTTATGCTTATGTATCGGGCGTTAATGCTGGAGATGTCGTAGCGGTAAACATCGGATGCTATAACGGCGGTTGGGTATGGGAGTCCGTAACAACGCTAGTGGCTGGAACTACAGAGAGGTCTTGTGTTATCGCCAATCTGCCAGTCGGAGTTAATGCCAATGATATTGTTTATCTCAGGGCAAGAAATATCACGGCGGCAAGAGGCAATGTAACTTCTGCAAGAATGGTTGCCGAGTACGTGTGAAGAAAGGAAATGCTATGGGTGTTACGATCACAGACAAAAAATACTCCGAGAAGGATTCTGAACTTGAGGCTAATGCAATGGAAAACATCAAGTGCCGTGAGGGTGTATGCCTTTCCACTGATGCAAAGCCTATGGATTGGGAAAACGGTTCAATTCTCTTGGAGATGGATACTGGCAACGTCTTTATCTTTGATAAGGACAATACGACATGGAGAGGACTGTAAGATGGATATAATCAGTTATGCACTTGCTAAGAGCGGTACTTCCAAGGCCGTTACCGATTACCTTGACGAGCATCTGACTAATCCGACCAATCCACCGATTGATACGTCACTCAAGATTGCCGGAGCAGCAGCAGACTCCAAAGCGGTTGGTGATGCTATTGCTTCTCTCAGATTTTACATCAATGAGAATGGAGAATTAATCGAGCAGAGAGGGGGAACGACATAATGGCTGTTGTAACAACAAACCTTGGTGTCATTACGGCGTATGGTGATGCCGTAGCCGCCGGATACACAGGTACTAAAGCCGAGTGGCAAGCGTTAATGGCAAATTACGCTACCGTAGGGCAACAGGCGGCGCAGAACGCACAGACGGCTTCTCAGGCGGCTCAGACTGCTACCACAAAGGCTGGCGAGGCTAGTCAGAGCGCTACAAGGGCTGAACAGGCTGCATCTTCCATCACAACGCCTGATGCCACTCTTACACAGGCTGGTGTAGCCGCCGATGCCAAGGCTACTGGCGATGAGATTGGTGAGTTAAAGAGCGGTTTTAACGATTTGTACAATACCGCCTATGTCACAGATTCTGCCAGTGGTTCTGTTGCTCACTTTGTGGACGGAGCTGATAA